CCTTCTGGAACTTGGTCAGGATCCCGTTGCCCGTCTTGCGGTCGCAGTTGGCCACGAGCAGCTCGCCGTCATAGACGCCATCGGGAAGCTTCTGGAAGTCGGCCTCGATGGGCAGGCCCTCAAACGCCAGCTCCTTACCCGCGCGCGACCGGAAATCCACCGTGCCGTTAACCACATGAGCATTGAACCGCATACCGTCCATCTTGGTCTGGACGATGCACGGGAACTTAACCTTGGTCTTCTCTGTCAGTGGGCTCACAAGCATACAAGGGTAGCTGAGCTTCAGGTCGGGCCAGATCTTCTCGACCGTCGCCTCACTCACGCCGCACTTGAGGTTGCGGCCCAGAATGCGCCGGAGAACCTCCCGGTCGTCCTCGGTCAGGCAGCCGAGCAGAAACGCCACGTGGTCACGAGCGTCGTGACCACGCAAGAGGCGCGAGCAAAGCTTCGACTTGAGATCTTGCAGGGCGTGCTCAAGGCGGATGATCTCAGGAGGCTGGATGACCCCCTTGGATGCGTCCGGCTCGGGCAGCTTTTTGATATAAAAATTCACTAGGGGATCGAGGGTCAAGCGACAGACTTCCTTGAAGGTCTGGTCGGTCGCGTGAGCCTTGAGGATCGCCTCCTTCTCAAGGCGGCCGGTGGCGGCTTCGAGCTGGTGGAGGATCTGGAGAGCCATGTGTTTTTTGGTGATTTGGTCTAGATGGGCCCGAGCCCTGACGCAAGCAAGACGGGTTTTTTCAAGTACGAGGCTTCTTGGATACCCGACCCGAACGAGTGGTATTGCGCTTGACCGAAGCCTTCGGCGGTGAAACATTTGGGCGGTTCACGGGGGGCCACACTATCGGAACGTTATTATTGGGCACCCCTGTATTTGCCGCGTCCGAACGAATAAACACGACGTTATATTTTATCTGGACTTTCGACGCCTCCTTGCCGTAATTTTCTATGACATACTTCCGAACACACTCCACATCCGTTCTCCAATTACATTGAATAGAGTCTGTGTTATTTGAATCATAAATCATCTGTGTACCATCCTCTTTCACGTAGCCAATAATGAGGTGACCTCCGCCCATGCGCCTAAGATCCATCATAGCGTGACTCACTCGGTACACCCCAGACCCCTTGTTTTTTAGGTTCGTATTGTACTCGGGGTAACCGGGTTTCAGTCGTATCACCGACGGAACTTCGTGTCCCTTCTGTGGACTGTATAGCAGGGTAATAACAGGGGAATTAGGTGTTCCAAATTCGGGCCACAGGTCCTTTATAACATTGTTCACTTCGATGAAACTTCCCCCTCCGAAATTGTTCCCGGGCTCTCTCAGTTTTAGATTCAAAATGAGTCGGTTCATGTGCATCATTCTATTCAGTACACGGGACCCGGTCAAGAGACGTTGATCAATATAGGCCCAGAACAGACCCTTGTTGACTTTGCCAGGCATGGGACACACAGGCCCTACAGCCTTCTGAGCCCTCTGGAAATTGGCCAAGTTTGTGTTCTTGTATTGCTGCAACCGTATTCTCAAGAGTTTCCTGGCTCTGTAACTGAGCAGGAACCCATTGAGTATGCCCATGAACCAGCACCCTCCTTCGGCGTTTGAGGTTTGCATACGCCCTGGAAAGCCGTTCGGGAAGCGCCTCTCTATGATGTTTGCCTGAAGCGCATTCCGGGCCGCAATTAGCGACGGATACCCGTGCTTGACCTGATAGTTTTTCACGATAGCGTTCATCTGCTCCTTGACCTCTGGAGACCGGGTCAGGGCATGTTGCCGAGCTAGGTTCATGTACCGGTTCATATTTTACTTCAATATTAAATAACATCGTGTGGCGCGTTTCACCGGCGTCTCCGCTTTGGGGACGGGGGCTTGGGCGCGACCGACTTGCGCCCCGAACGAGTGGTCGGTGCACTCTGACGCCGTGCCGCCTCTGACGCCGCCGCATTGCGCGCGCGTTGAGCGTTACGCCGACGCCGCGCATTAGCAGCTGCTTTCGCCGCCGCGTTTTTGGCCGGTTTTTGTTCCCGTGCTTTGTAATTTTGAAGCGACGACCTCACAGGCGAGGCCGTACGGAGCATGTATGGCCGCATGACAGTCGCAAGTGCGCTCAAGTTATGCGTCCCTACGAGGCGCTTATTAGGGCTGGCTTTGTTGCCGCTCTTGCGCATGGCGCCCACCTTGCCCAGGGCCTTGAATCGGCCGGCCGCCTCCTGAAGCTTGCGCCACCCTGCGTTGAACCGCGCGTGGTTCATGTTGAACTCGGGCTGCTTGAGTGCCAGTGCCCTGTAAAGTTCCAGAGGACGGGCCGTCACACGCGTGGCGTTATTGCGCGTGGCGTGGCCACCGGCCTGCTTAATTCTGTTATATACCTCGGCGATGCGTTCGCTGTACATGTTGTGCTCATACGGGTCGTTAGCGGTCTCCAGGCGGCTCAGGACACTGTTAAGGTTCTCAAGGTTTTTCCTGGTTATACCGCTATTCGGGGGGATGTAGACGAGGGTATGCCGCGGAGGTGACATGCTATTCACAGAGATTTTTTCACGGGTCAGTCAACGTCCAGATCCATAAGTAGGTTTTTTTCATATATAGTAACCTCTTGGAGAATGCTCGCAAGTATCTGGGCATTCTCCAGCAGGTCAAAGTGTTGGTCTCGATTGGTCACGGTCTTGATTTTTTTCATCAATCCGATCATCATAGAGAGGACCTCGGTGCGGTTAGTCATCTTTGTTTTGGTGTTTGGCAGACGAGACGTGAGGCTTGAGCGGCACAGAACACTAATTTTTACACATTCATGAAGGAGCGCATGAAGGCGGACTTTCTGGAGTACTCCACACAGTACTCCTTGACAGCATCGTGAGTCACATCTCTCGCAGTCACGCCGTGCTTACGCAGGATCTTGACGCACGCGACCATCTCCTTCACCTTCTTGCGCTCATCATATCCGATGCCAGACAGAACAAGTTCGAGGATGCTATAGCCGTTATGAGTGTCGTGAACATTGGCCCCCATCTTGATCATAGTCTCCATCAACTCGTGACACCGAAATTCGGCAAGGACCATGAGTCCTGCGTTGATAATCCACGCCCCCTGAGTGACAAACATACTCGCAAAGTCGACGTTCGACGTTAAATGATAGGCACGCCAAAGAGCTTGAGCAGCCATATATGGTGCATCGGGGTTGGGGTGATCACGTTCGGTGTTGTAGTAGTTGGTCGTCTGTCGAATACGCTCAAGATCGACCTTCTCTTCCGGTGTGATGGCGACCGAACTGATCCCCTTGCGCGTAGTCCATATGACCTGGCCCATTTCACGGTGTTCGGGGGAGTACTTGACGATCTTGTACACGTCAGACCCCATGATGCCTATGCTCAGACGAACCAGACAGTTCGACTTGCAGATGGCACCGGGATGATCAAACTTGAATAGAGAGTAGTTAACAGTCATGGTTTAGCAGGTGGGGCTTTTGTTTGTGAATGACCAATGTCGCCCGGGACACCTCACGGGCACAGAACCTGTTTTTCACATCTGCCGTGCGCGCGCCGCCCTCGCGCTATTAAAATTCGCCACCTTGCGCTTATACGTCTTGACGTTGTTGGAGTTAAGGTAGCTCCTAAGGAAGGGGGTATTATTATTGTTATTAGTCCGAACCCAATTGTTTACGTTTATTTTGTTGGTGACGTTCGTCAAGTTACTATTTAACCAATCCGTACCGTTCACGAGGTACATGCGCTCGGTTTCAGCATTGCGCACGCGCTTCACGCCCGCCCGCGTCGCTGCGCGCCGGGTAAGGATGGATTTGAGCTGATTCTCATTGATGGTGATACCCGAACTGATGCCGTAGTTTCTCAATCGCTGAGCGAATTCACTATTGGATTTTGAAGTTCTCCATAAATAGGCCATCATATCCTTGGCGATTGGTATTGGAAATTTAGCTATTAATTTCTTTCTATAATTTCTGTAATTCTGACCGTTCGCATTAACCTTGTAGTTTTTCGCGCTATTCAAGAGTCTCATACCATGATTAAAAGAACCCGCCTGATTTACAAACTTATTGAACGTCGCCGCCGTCATGATAGGGCGTTTCGCGTTCAGACGGATGGCCTCGGCGCGAACTCTGGGTGAGAATATTTTATGGGCGTTGCCTACTTTACCCGTCTTCAAGAAATTCACGGAACCCCACTGCTTCAAGTTCTCCAACTTATTCTCGTTGTTATACGTGAGCGGTCTGTACGACTTGGGCAGCTGACAGCTCGGTCCAATTTTGTTTGTAAATTCCTTGCGTGTGTACATGATGACGTCAAAACCCATGAGCCGCGCCACTCCTGTCCTGTACGGCTGGCTGACGGTCATGAAGTAGCGCTCGAGCTCATCCTTTAGCCACCATTTGCATTCTCTCGCACTCGTGGGATAATTAGAATTACATATGTAACCCTTACCGTTCCGGATGGCGCAGGCCCACACGTGCGGCATCAACTCCGACCCGAAAGCAGGGGCGACGTATACTATGGCGCCCGTGAGATCATACCCTTTTTTTTCCATCAGCAAGTCCCTCATCTTATACGTGTGACCACCGCCGCTATACATGAGGATAGGGGCTGTCCAGCTATTGTTCTTGAACTTGTACCGCCATCTTTCATCATTCAACATCCTAAAATCACGCCCGACCCTGAACCCCAAGTGACCGAGGATCGCCGGAAGTTCCAAAGATGGGTGAGCGCCACTCGTGCCCTTGGATTCTTTTGTAGAGCTGGCGCGCCACTTGACGTTCTTCGTCAGGTATGCGTTGAGACCCGACTTGGGAATGAGCCGACCGGGACCGCCCACGGCGCAGATGTACTGGTTCAGAAATTTCCAGAAATAAATAGCGCTTGTCTTCTTGACGGCACCCTTGTATGGGCACGGCGCGTTGATATTTGAATTGAAATAGGCCCGTTGTCTGTTAGATAACGTGGGCAATGTCTCCTGAAGCTTCTGCCACAGGATCTTTAGGCCGTTATCAGACGTGAGAAACATGTTGAGCGACGAAAAGAACCAACATGTGAACCCCGTCTGGCCCGCGCCTATGTTCATTACTTTAGGATTACTTTTATTTTCTTTGAGTTCCTTAATTTCATTTGAAATTTGTTGGTGCCACGGCTCAAGTACAAGCACCTGAAAACTCAGAGCCAAAGTGTCTACGAGCGCAGAGTACACATTTCTAGTACATCTTCAGAATCTCCTTGATAACCTCGGCCCGAACCACATCGTCGTCTGAAAACATGAGATGCTTGATGCTCTCGGACTGTGGGTCGATTCGGCTAATCAGATCAGACAACCCGTTATCCTCGAACCCGCGATCGTGTTGGGCCCCGTCACCCGCAATCACCATCTTCGAACCTTCGCCGATGCGCGTCAGCAACATCTTCATCTGGGACGGCGTTGAGTTTTGCATCTCGTCCCCGATGATCCAGGCATTGTCGAACGTCCGGCCACGCATATAGGCCAACGGACAAACCTCGATGCGATGATCCAACATCATATCCTGGATCTTCTTGCCCGACCAATACCGGCTCAGGGCATCAAACATGGGGCGGGTCCATGGCTCCATCTTCTTGTTCAAATTTCCTGGCAAAAAGCCGTGCTGCTCATCCACGGAGACTGCCGGCCGGGTCAGAATCAGACGCTGAACCTGGCCGGATGCCAGAGCCTTTGAACCCACCTGACAGGCCAACAGGGTCTTGCCAGTTCCGGCCGGTCCCGTGCTGATGATGACGGGCGCGTGACCGGTGAGCAGCTCCAGGTACCGGCGCTGGTTCAGGGTTCGGGCGGCGATCATTTAGTTTACAAGGGTGTGCAAACCTTATCCAGTGGAGGATCCTTAATTCTATACTGAATTTGAACTTTAGAGGGCCATACGTAACC